GGCACGGGCATGACGATTGACCGTAACGATGGAAAAGGCTCCGTTCCGTTTGGCTGGTCTGATGAACGCTTGAAGCAGAAAAAAGATGGCTGAGTTCTTCGGCATATCCATTGGAGAAGAGAAAACTTCGAATGGCCTTCGCGTTCGTATCCGCGAGGACGGCGAAGCTGTTTGGATGCATGGAAAATGGCTAGAACTAGGATCAGATCATGGAGTTATTTGGGTAGATGGTGGACAATCACCTGATTTTATCAGGGCGGATGGGCGCGTTCTCAAAATGGGATCGTTTCCAGGATGGGTTGTGCGAGGAAAAGGGAAGCATCCAGCCATTGCCATGATGTTCAGTATATCACAGTTTATTGGTGGTTATATCAAAAATGGTTCTGTGAAATATACGGTTGAATTAGCCGGGTATAATGAAACGGCCTAACCAGCTAGTCGGCAAGCCGCTAAACTATCCGGCTGGTGTTGCCGCCAGGTATGCCAAATCTTTGACGGCACAAACGCGCATGATGGCGAAAGCCGCTGAGGGGCAAATCGTCCAGCTATTCGAGGATCAGTTCAAATACGGCGATATTGCCGATTCTGCACGGATACTGACCGATCACCTGATGCAAGCGTTCGCGGCACAGTTCGACGCGTTGGCAAACAGATTGCCGCGCACATTTGCCGCCGAAGTGGATAAGTCCAGCTACGTGGCTTTGCGCAACAGCATGTCGGACATCGTGAAAGACCCGATGGTGAACGTGATCCGCTTGCCGCCCCCGTTGTATGATCGTGACCGCTTGCCCGTGCCAGTGCGCGGTGGTAGGCGCGGGGGAAGTTCTGGTAATGGCGGCGGGGATGAACCACCTGACGAGCCACGCAACTTGCGCGAGGAAGCCAAGAAATTCACTTTGTCGATGCAGGATGTGCCGCAGTCGGTCAAAGATACCCTAAACGCAGTAGTCGCTGAAAATGTAGCGCTGATCCGCAATATCCCGCAGGAATACATGACGCAGGTGCAGGGTGCGGTCATGCGCTCGATTACTACGGGCAATGGCTTGGCTGACCTGCAACCGTTTCTGAAAAAGCGGGAAGTGATCACGAAACGCCGCGCTGAACTGATTGCCATAGATCAAACACGCAAGGCGTTCTCCGCACTGAACACGATTCGTATGAAAGAAGCGGGCGTGCAGGAATTCAAGTGGCTTCATAGCCACGGGGGACAATACCCGCGCAAACTGCACTTAAAACTGAATAATACCGTGCATCGGCTTGATGATCCTCCGGTGATAGATGACCGCACAGGGGAACGCGGTATGCCCGGGATGTTGATCTCATGCCGTTGCAGAGCTTGTGTGGTGCTTACTTTTGGGAAAAAAGCCGCACAATAGTTTTACTTGCGTAATACTTGTGCAGTATTGTACTGTGCAAGAATGTCTGCTCGCATCATCGATCAAAATGGGTACATCACTGTTCGCAACAACCCAATTAGTAAGTCTGGGGTGTTTCAGTATTTGGGTCGTAGTATTGGCGCACCTGATCCAGACAAGATTTACAATGTCTATCGCCCTGCCTCTGAATGGCAGGATGAACAGGCGTTAGACAGTATTCGGCACGTTCCACTAATCGACGAGCATGAGATGCTCGGTGAGGGCTTTACACCAGCAGAAGAAAAGGGAGTGCATGGTATTACATGCGATAATCCCTCCTTCGATGGTAATACCGTAAAAGCTGATCTAAAGATTTTCAGTAAATCTCTTGCAAAAAAGATTGCAAGCGGTGTAAATCAGTTGTCTTTAGGTTTTCGTTGCAAGTATTCACCTGAACGCGGTTCTTACGATGGACAGGAATATGAGTACACGCAAAGAAATATACGTGCGAACCACTTGGCTGTAGTTAAGTCTGGTCGCATGGGACCGGATGTTGTAGTGTTAGACCACGAGCAAGACTATAGCGTTATTGCACTTGATCACAGGGAGTTCGAAATGGCGGATGAAAAGGTTACGGTAGCATTCGACTCTATGGAGTTACTGGCGGCGATTAAATCCGTTTCTGATGGTCAGGCGGCTATCAATGCCCGTCTCGACGCCATGGACGAAGCCATGAAGGCTGACAAGGAAGCAGAAGACGAAGCCGCAAAGAAGGCCAAGGAAGACGCTGAAAAGAAGGAAAAAGACGGCGAAAAAGGCATGGATGCCGCAGAACTCAATGAAGTGATCCGCAAGGCTACTGCCGGGGCAGTTCTCGCAGCCGCTAAAGAACAGTCTGCAAAAACCGAACTGGCTGGCAAGATTTCAGCCTATGTCGGTGCTTTCGATCACTCCGAGAAAACCTACGCTGATGTAGCGGCTTACGGTCGTGAAAAACTCGGCCTCCCCGACATCGGACAGGATGCAGCAGTTTTGGCTGGTTACTTTACCGCCGTCCCTGCACCCACAGCCCGCAATGCTTTCGTCATGGATGCCGCGATCACGAACAGCGCGGCCGCCGATATCGACTCTTTCTTCTCGAAGGGAAACTAATCAATGGCTTTCCAGTCAACCGTCTATAACAATATCCCGTTCGGCCTACCCGGTGAACTTGGTGATAACGGCCCGTACCGTGCAAATACGGCTCTGATCTATGGTAACGGCAATGCCAATACTGTCGGATCGACGGCTTATACCTGGGCATCGGCTCCTAATTTGGAAATCAACACCACCTATCAGGCCGATACCTGGGCGCAGGCAAATGCTGGGGGCACCGGTCCTTTCGCAGGTATCCTTGCCGGCCCGCATGTTTATGTAAACCGTGGCACCACGGGCGGCGGCACTCTTGCTCCTACACTGGTTATTCCAGACTACACCGAATCCGAATTGCTGATTATAGGTACGATGTGGGTTATTCTCACCGCACCAGCCAACATCGGGGATCTGGTCACGTACAACACCACAACCGGCGTTCTCGGCACCGTTCCTTACGGCGCAGCCTTTACCGGCGCAATTGCTGCAACGACCCTGACAGTCTCGGCAGTTGGCGCGGGTACTTTGGCAGTCGGACAAACATTGTCTGGTGCTGGCATCACCGCAGGCACCACGATCACCGCACTCGGCACCGGAACAGGCGGAACGGGTACTTACACGGTATCTGCAAGCCAGACCGTAGCCTCAGAAGCAATGACGACCGCTTACGCCACAGCAGCCCTGACAGCAGGGTTCGCACTTATTCCTAACGGTGTTGTTTTCCAATTCGCCCCGACCGCTGCCGGTCTTGCGAAAATCAAGCTGTAATAGAAAGGGCCACGCAGAATGATCTCGCAGGAACTCTCATATCTCGCACCACGCGACGTGCGTCCTTTCAATATGAACAAGAACCGCATTCCCGATCTTCAACTTTTGCAGAAGCTCGGCATAGGCCTCGACAGCGTCGATGTGAATAAGATGATGGAAGGTCTGGGCATGGATAGCGGTATCCAGGGCTTCCTGACCACGCCAAGCGTCGGCACTCCGGTACAGTTCCTGCAAGCATGGCTGCCCGGCTTTGTAGCCTATCTCACCGCAGCGCAGATGATCGACGAAATCGCCGGTATCTCTGTCGTAGGCCGTTGGGAAGATGAAGAAGTCGTACAGGGTATGATCGAGCGCGTTGGTGTTGCGATCCCCTATGGAGATTACACGCCCGTCAAGTTCGCATCCTACAATAACATGTGGGAACGCCGCACCATCGTTCGTTTCGAAGAAGGGTTCCGCATCGGCATCCTTGAGGAAAAACGCGCTGGTGCTGCTCGTATCAATGCCGCTGGCGAAAAGCGTGAATCCGCCGCCTTGGCGCTGGAAATCCAGCGCAATAACATCGGTTTTTACGGCTACAACGCCACGAACGTCCGGACCTACGGCTTCCTGAACGATCCTAACCTGCCTGCCTACATTACTGTAGCGGCTGGTGGCGAAGCGGGTAATCCCACCGTTTGGTCTTCGAAGACCTTTCAGGAAATCACGGCAGACATTCGCACCGGGGCCGTACAGCTACAGACCCAATCGCAAGGTCGGATCAACCCATTCAAATCAAAGGTTGGCGGCACGACCACAACCTCGCGGCTGACACTTGTACTGCCGACGAACGTTGCTGGCCGCCTATCGGTCACGACTGATTTTGGAATGTCGGTCATCAAGTGGATCGACGATACATTCACCGATCTTCGCATTGTCACCGCGCCTGAATTGAACGGTGCAAACGGCGGATCGAACGTCTTCTACATGTATGCAGACAGCCTGCCCGGCATGGGATCGACCGACGATGGCCGTACCTTTACGCAAATGGTTCAGACCAAGGTCATGACGTTGGGAGTTGAGCGCGCTGCCAAATGGTATGCGGAAGATTTCTCGAACGCGACGGCTGGCGTCATGTGCAAACGCCCGTTCGCTGTTGTCCGTTACTCCGGCATCTAAGGAATATTTCATGGCTAAAGAAAAGACCCACTTCGTCTATTCCACGTTGGCTAACGATCAGTCTTATACGAACTACACCGATGCCAAGGATCGTCGTAGCGACCTTCCAAGCGTAATCGGTTCCGTTTACATCAAGGGCGGCTTCGGCGTTGCCGACAAGCAGTTCCTGACACCTCAAGGCGCAGTTACGGAAGTCGATGACGACGAACTGGAAATGCTGAACGCAAACTATGATTTCCAGCAGCATGTCAAGCGCGGACACATCAAGGTCAGCGACATGGAAGCCCCTGCCGAAAAGGTAGCCGCCGACATGGATCACAGCGACCCATCTTTGCCACTGAACGAGAATGACTACGCAGACGGCAAGGCTCCTAAGACGGGTGCGCCTGTAGACGAAAAGTAAAATGCAAGGATAGGTAAATGACCAATTACGTAACCGCAAATCCCGGTGTAGGCGGCCCAACATTTGCCGTCGATCTGGATACCAGCAGCGGTAATTGGCCCTATGCCAAACTTGCATTCGGTGCCACTGGAACGCAAACCCCTGTATCCCTGGCAACGGCACTTCCGATCACTGTTACTGACGGGAACGGCAATGTTATCGTTGCCTCCACGTCTGCCCTGCAAACGGCAGGAAACGCAAGCCTTACAGCCATAGCAACGTCGGTTGCTACGCTTGCCAGTGAGGACGCGGGATTAGCGACTGCGACGGCGCAAAGCACCGGAAACACCACGCTGGCGTCTATTCTTGCGGCAGTACAGACCCCGCCACCTCCAATGATCGTCACTGGGGGTACGGTAACACGTCCAGCGAACACGACAGCTTATGCCTTCGGTCAGTTGCTTGCCAATAGCACGACCGCAGGAAGTGTTACGCCTTCGACCATCGCGGCGGCAAGGGGAACGAACGTTGCTTCGACGATCCTGCGTTGCCGCTTGCTGAAATCCGGCACATCGATCACAAACTCTATTTTTCGCCTTCACTTGTACAATGTGTCACCGACCGTCACGAACGGCGATGGCGGAACATGGCTTTCCAACCAGGCGGCAAACTATCTCGGCTCGATGGATGTCACTATCGATAAAGTGATGTCCGATGGTTCGGTCGGTAACGGTGTCCCTTCGGCTGGATCGACCATTGCGTTTTCACCAGCGTCAGGCACTGCAAACATATTCTGCCTGATTGAAGTACGCGCTGCCTACACGCCGATTTCAGGTGAAGTCTTTACGCCGATTCTTGAGGTCCAGTAATGCGTGCGCCTCGCGCCCCGTCGTGGGTGCTACCAGGGGCGAAATTTGACTTTGATTTCGCTAATTTTCGGTCGTGGGGAAGTGCGTTCGCTAATGTATCGATGTATATTAACTCAAACGTGCCTAACGGTTTGGCTTTGAATGGACCTGGAGGGAGTACCCCACAGTATGCTGTCGACAGTCAAGGAATTGTCCATTACTTCCCACAGTACGCTCCGATACTTGCACCTGGACTGGGACTATGGGCTGAAACACGGAGCACTAACTACGCGCTTCAATCCCGTGACTTCACCCAGGCTGTCTGGACAAAAACCAACGTCACTGCGACGAAAAATCAGATCGGCGCGGATTTAACTGCAAATGGGGCAAGCCTTCTGACGGCAACGGCTGCAAACGCTACTGTCACACAAGCTTCAGCAAACCCTGCCACGGCAACAAATCTGATCACGTCGGTCTGGATGAAACGTGTCACCGGGACAGGAACGGTAAGCCTTTGTACGGACGGATCGACCTACACGGACATTAGCGGTCAGTTATCGACGACGAAGTTCACGCGGGTAAACATTCCCGCACAGAATTTGTCTGCACCAACGTTCGGCATTAAATTTGGGACGTCCGGCGATGTCGTTGTGGCAGACTTTTTCCAGTGCGAGAACTGCAATACGCTGACATCGGTTCCGACGAATCCTAATCCGTCAGTTGCAACGGCTGTCAATCGTGGATCGACTTGCCACACCTTTGCCAGCAATCAAGGGAGTACGCCGTTTAACGATGGCCAGCGTATTTTGCATGATGTGATTTCTTCTGGAAAACCGTGGTGTGTGTATTCTCAGTTCTCGTGCGCAGTTGGCACGAATGTAAGTGCCATCATAGCGTCTGACGGCAATCTGACTGAGTTTACCGGAACACCCGGAACAACCGGTGCCACATTCAAAAGTGCTGTCACTGCCAATTACGTCAATCTCGGTCAGGGAACAGTCAATAAATGGCTTGGACGGGTGACAGGCGGCACGTCGTCAGTCTGTTTGAATGGCGGCATCATTGCGACAGCCAACAACAATTCAACGAGCCTGCCCCCAGGTCCAACGTCGCACTTGGTTCCCGGCGATAACGGTAGTGGTGGGGCGTGTTTTAGCGGCTATACGATGCGGATAGCATTCTGGGATAAGCCAATCAGCGACGATCAAATGATCAATTTAACTCGCGTGGTGAACAACCAATGATCACTACCACGCTCATGGAATTCTTTCTTGACGTTCAGACAGTCTCTATCTGGGCAAGCTTTCGCGCCATGTTTCCGGCGTTCGACAGCATGACGGCTTACCCCGACGCTGTGCTGACCATGTACGCCTCGTTTGCCACAAACTACATTTCAACTTCACCAAACTGTAGTAGTTGGCAGGGATTGAGTACGGCGCAGCAGACTTATGCGCAAAACCTGATGATGGCGCATATCGCGCAAATTCAGGCGAATATTTCCAGCAACTCGGCGGGATCGACAGGATTTTCCACCTCGAAGCACGTCAAGGATGTCGGCTACACAGTACAGCCTCCGCCATCATCAGACGCTTTCGACTATTGGCTAAACCTTACGCCTTACGGGATGCAGTTGTCGGCATTGCTTTCGTTGGTATCGGTTGGCGGTTTCATGGTTGGCGGATCACCGGAAGGGCTTGCCTTCCGTGGCTTCGGTGGCGGGTTCGGTCACTGATGGGCGTTACCATCGAAGACACCGGCCTGATGGACAAGATTGATGCTGGTATGAAAGACCTGCGCAATAAGTCCGTGCTGGTAGGCTGGTTTGAAAATGCTGTTTATCCGAATGGCGAACAGGTAGCCTATGTCGCAGCCATTCAGGAATTCGGCGCACCTGAGCAGAATATACCGGCGCGTCCATTTCTCATTCCCACCTTTAACGAAAACAAGGATGAGTGGACCGAGATTTTAAAAGAGGGCGTCACCACGGTGCTTTCAGGAAAACTGGAAGCGCGCGGCGTCTTGGCGCAACTCGGAAAGTTGGCGTCGGATCAAGTAGCCGAAAAGATACAGTCGATTACCGATCCACCGTTGGCTGAATCGACAATTCAGGCCCGACTAGATAAAAAGGCTAACAACCAGATCGTTGCCGACAATACAACGCGGCATGAGGACGTGAATGGCGACTCGTTCTACGTCACTGGCGAAGCCGACACCGATATCGGGATGCTTGGAAAGCCCCTGATCGACACAGGTCTGATGTTTCAGTCAGTATCGTGGACTGTCAAAGTGGGGAATAGGTAATGCCCCAGTTAGACGTTTCGTTCGTTCTCGACGATCCGATGTTTCAGGATACGCTTGCGGTCACGCGTCGTCCGGTCGATCCGAATGGGCAGGTCAATCCAGCCACACAAACATCGTTTACCATCAACGCCGTTATCCAAATGGGTACGGTTGAGGACTTGGTTTTGGATGCAGAACAAATGCACTCTGTCAAGTCTATCGTTGTGCATAGCCGCACTAGGTTGCTCGATGCCACGGGCGGATTGGTCAACAGCGGTATTCAGACAGGTTATGCACCTGACCTGGTGACGTACACCGACACAATTTATCAGGTCAGCAAGGTGTGGGATTATTCCCGCTATGGGCAGGGGTATTACGAGATGGACTGCGACATCTTTACCCCGAACACTGGACAATGAGTTTCGTTACAAATAGCAGCCAGATAGGCTTTCTTGGGCCATCCGGCGTCTTCATGCCAATTGAAGATTCGGCACTCGATGGGTTCATCGAAACGCTGATATCGAACGTCAGCGGTGTACCGATCAACTTCATTCGGCCCCGATGGGTTGCCACACCTCCGCTCAATTTGCCTTTGGGTCAGGACTGGGCGGCAGTCGGCATTACTGAACAGGATGCAGACCCGTATGTGTACACGGCGCGTGACACCACGACAAACGCAATAGCCACGATCAGGCAGGAAGATTTTACAGTCGCTTGCAGCTTCTATGGGCCTGATGCGAGACTCAATGCTTCATTACTCCGTGACGGCATGTCTGTTTTACAAAACTCCGAAAACCTTTTACTGAACGGAATAGGTTTTACGCGGTGCAGCACTATAATGAATATGTCCACTCTAATAAATAATCAGTGGTATCAACGGCGCGAAATTATGATATACTTCAAGCGTCTGGTAATAAGAGAGTATCCAGTTTTGGATATACTTTCGTCCAGCGGTAATGTAAACGATGGTACTACAAGTGCTAACTATCAGACAGAGGCGATAAATTCATGACCGGATTGAATCCTTCGAGTATTGTCAACGTTACTTACACGTTCAATTCTGCGACGGCTTTGGCGAACAACACTTCAACGCTTCTGATCCTCGGCAGCACCAATCCTCAAATGGCCGGCCTCTACACCAGCGCAGCTAGCGTGGCGTCGGCTTATGGCGCGACCGCCCCTGAAACGCTGGCGGCGCAGGCGTTTTTCAGTTATTCACCGCAGCCGCAATCGGTACAGACCGGCAACTGGTATTATGCCGCTGGCGCTGGATATTTGCTAGGCGGAATTCTGACGCCAGCGCAGCAAGCCATGGCGAACTTCAACGCCATCACGAACGGTGGCGCAAATATCGCCATCAACGGTACGAACGTGACACTGACTGGCCTGAACTTTGCCAGCGCGACCAACCTGAACGGCGTTGCATCAATTCTGACATCCGCACTGTCCAGCGGCACGGTGACATGGAACGGATCGAACTTTGTGGTGACGTCCAATACGACTGGCGCGGGCGTTGTGGCTTCGGGAACTGCGACGTTCAGCGCCATACCAGCAGCGAACGACACGATTACCATCAACGGCCAGGTACTGACCTTCGTTTCAACCGTCACGATACCGGCCACCCAGGTATTGATTGGAGCCACTGCCGCTGCAACGGCGCAGAACCTGCTAACGCTGTTGAATTCCTCAAGCATTGCGGCTCTTACTGCCTTGCGTTATAGCGTCAACGGCGCGGTTTTGACGGTCAGCTATCCGACCGTCGGAACGGCAGGCAACTCTATTGCCATCGCCAAATCCAGCACTGCAATAACGCTCTCCGGCGCAACTCTGGCTGGAGGTGTCGTTGCCTCGACGGTGGGATATGCCACCTCGCCCACGGCAAGTTATCAGGACATATCATCGCTTTTTGGTCTAACCGTTGCTCTTGCCCAAATTCCGGTCGCGGGTGTAAGTGCCGAATCGGCAGTCAACGCCGTGATCAGAAACGATACCAACGGACCGTACTTCTTCGCCCTGACCATCGCTTCGCCAAACGTACAGGATAGCGACCATCAGGCAATTGCGGCTTATATTGAGGCAACCTCACACGTTTATTTCGTATCGACACAGGAAACCACAAGCCTTGTCGCTGGAAACGGTATTGGCGCAACCCTAGCGGCAGCGGGATACAAGCGCACTTGCGTCAACTACAACGGCACGTCGCCTTACATGGGCGCAGCGGTCGCAGCCGTTCCCCTGACGGTCAACTACGATCAGGCCGGTTCGGCTAACACCGTCATGTTCAAGTCACTGCCGGGGATCACGGCGGACAACCTTACAGCCAATCAGGCGGCAGCGCTTATCGCCAACCGCGTCAACTTCTCCGCAAACTACAGCAACGGCGTAGCGTTCCTGCAAAACGGTGTGATGTCTGGGCCTGCTTACATCGACGAAATCGTGGGCATTACCTCGATCATCTTCGACTTGCAGACAGCCGAGTTCAACCTGCTACTGACACAACCGAAGGTCGATCAGACCGATGCTGGAATGCAGACCATCACGGCAGTCGATGAGGCAGTGCTGGATAACTATGTAGCAGCAAACTTTCTTGCACCCGGTGTCTGGACCGGCAGCGCATTCGGTACACTCACAACCGGTCAGACCTTGCCAAAAGGTTATTACTGTTACCGCGCACCTATTGCCACGCAGTCTGTCGCCAATCGCGCATTGCGTCAGGCAATACCAGGACAACACGCTTTGAAGCTTGCCGGAGCCGTCCAGTCTTCCAGCGTCCTGCTCAACGTCAACCGATAAGGAATAGGTAAAAATGGCTTTCGTACCGGGCTTGTACACTTACTCCTTCCAGTATTTCAACGCGACCATTGTGGGTCTGGGCGGTATCGGTATCGCGCTTGCCGATGGGTCTGGCGCAGCGGAAGGCGGCATAAGCTTCAACTTCAAGCAGGATAAAAACCATCAAACAGGTGGTGCCGATGGCTCGGTCATGAACACGCAGATCCAGCTTAACATGGGAGAGGCGACGGCTCGTTTCATGCAGACCAGCCCGATCAACGCGCAGCTTGACCAAATGTACCAGCAGCAGGTCGTTTCCGGTATCGGTTGGGGTGCTAACGTTATCTCTGGTTTCGATTCATCCTCGGGCAGTACGGTGAAAGCAACCGGCGTGGCATTCAAGCGCCAGCCTGGTCTTGTCTATGCCATGAATGGCGCGGTGCTCGAATGGCAGTTTGATATCGCGCAGCTTTACATCGTTCGCGGTGCTGGTGTTCTCGGAACCCTCGGAACGGCTGTCCCCTGATGGCAGAGTTTCAGATAAAGGACATCAGCTTCAAAACGAGGCCGATGGACTTGTTCAAGCAAATTCAGGTTTTGCGTCGTATCGGGCCTTTCGTGCCGGATATGATCATCACTTATCGCGCCATGGAAAAAGGCGCAACGCCAATAGACGCAGCTATCGTCATGGGGCCGGATATCCTCAAAGTATTTTCTGCCATGAAAGACGAGGATGTTCAGTACATCGTTCAGAATTGTCTTGAAATTGTGCAGTTTAACAAAGGCGGCGAAATCTGGAATCCACTAATGACTTCAGGGAGATTAAATTCTCTTGATGTTGATTTGTTTCTAACAGGGCAAATTGTGTGGAAGGTGTTGGAAGACAATTTGCGCCCTTTCTTCTTAGACCTCAAGGCACTCTCACCCGCAGGGCAGACAGCAGCGGTGTAGCGTGGGTCGCTATGGCTGACGGGGAGGATTATCTCATGCGCGGCGTCGGCACAGCTTACAAATATGAAAGCCTTCTGGACGGCACATTGACCATGCTCGATATCGCCCGTGTACATGACTGGATGGATGTAAAAGCCGAAAACGAACGCTTGGCGAAGGAGGCCGCAAACCGTGGCTGATGACTCAATCAGGACGCTCACGATACAGCTAGGCTACTTGGTCGATGATGCTTCACGGTCTCGGTTCGATGCGGCTGCAATCAAGTCAACCGCGCTTGGCGTGGCTCTAGGTGAAACCCTTGTCGGTGCAGCTAAAGAAGCTGGCACGTATTTTGTCAAGCTCGCTGAAAATATGGAGCAGCTTTACTTTGCAAGTAAGCGCACGGGATCTTCAGCGGCAGAGATAACCGACCTGTCATTGTCGTTGCAGAATGCTGGGGCAAGTGCAGCAGGTGTTCAAACGACCATTGAAAATATCGGGAAATTTGCCCAGGATACGTTTG